GTTGCGGGGAGTGGCCGGGGCGTAATCAGACACGCGGGGCGCGAGCTCACCGGGCAACACGAAGCCCCCGCGCCGGGGGGCTAACGGGGGCTAGGTGTGTGGTGTGTGTTTGGTTATTGTGTGCGCTTGTAGCGCGGGCGATTCTCTCGCCGTATTGCCCAGATTAGGACTGCCCACGCTGCCACTACTACGGGCACCAGGTAAGCCGTGGGCGGCCCGATAGCGGCGGCGATTAGGGCGGTGATGATTACCGCGCCCGCTGCCCGGTTGTAGGCGGTATCGGCGCGCTTAGCCGCTGCCTTGCTTATTATGTCTAGCCGGATATTTCTCATACTGTCTCTCTCTCTCTCGTGGCGTAGGCGCTGAGGTCTACGCCGTAGTGTGCCGCCATATCCGCCAAAGTGTCTAAGCGGCGCGGGCGGTGTGTTGCTATAACGGCATAGGTGTCTTCACGGTGTAGGCATAGCCACCGCTCTACGTCCGGGTGTCCGGGTGCCGTGTACGTTACTAGCTCTTGTATCTCTACTAGGTAGGTGTCACCCCATAGCCAAGCCGTCCATTCATCTAGGGCGGCGTCTAGTACCGCGTGCGCGTATTCCCACGGTGTACCTAACGCGGCGGTGTCTAGGTAGGCAATACCCGTTAGCCAGTCGCCCTGAGAATAGCCGCGTGTGTTGATCAACCTATAGGCGTACCCGCGGCGGCTTAGGTGCTTAGCCATAGCGACTAGGGCACTCTCACTATCGGCGGCGTGGTGCTCTATTTCGTCTAATGCTGCCGTGGCGTCACCGCGGTGTAGGTGCCTACTGTCACGCGGGCCGGTGACATATACCCCTAGACCCTCTATGTCGAGCGACTCTAGCGACACCGGTAGATAGCTAAGCGCTAACCGGTGGCTATCGTCTAGTGTTTCTGTTTCTAGGTATTCCATCAGTGTTCCCCTCTTTCCTTGGCTTGGCGTTTCGTTATGTCTTCCCAGCCGATTACCGCGCGGGCGGGTAGCCGGTAGCGGTCTAGCGCGTTATCTATTGCGCGGCCCGGTGTGGTCGCGTCAATGTCTACCGATAGGGCGCCGGTGTGGTCGCCCGTCTCTATCCACAGGGTTAGCCGGTAGTGCCTCATGGTCGCATTTCCGTTTCTACTAGGGCGCGGGCGTATGCGCCGGTTTCATTGGGGCGGGCCGAATAGTCGTCTAGCGCGTTCGCTAAGTGTGCGAGCTCCATGTAGCCCATGTTGCGCGCCGCGGTTGCCATGTCCGCGCTTATACAGTCGCCGAAAATTTCTTCACTGAGACCGGTCAGGTCAAGAAATACGGCGAAGGGTGTGGGGTGTTCGCAGTTTTCACTCCAGGAATACAACCCCGCCACGCTCTCACAGTGGGCGTCTGGCTCATCTAACAGTGAGAGTCTCACAGTTTCCGGGTCGTCTTCATGGTTGCGGTTTCCGTCTGTAATCATTTGTCTAGCCTCTCTTTTCGATTTCTTGATTTCCTTCACACAGGGAACAAAACGGTGTGCAGTCGAACGCGCCGCCATGGTTGGGGCACTCCACCATTTCGGGGCCGGTCATCTCTAGTAGTCCAAGTCCATGTCTAAGCCCTGCCGGGACAGAGACGCCTCAAAGGCGCCAACGGTCTCTTGGTGGCCTTGAGCCCGCCCGTCGTAGTTGTAGCCCATCAGAGAGCCGCGCTCGCAGTCCTCGTCTACTTTGCGCTCCAGCCGCTCGGCCTGCAGCAGTTGGCGTTCCGCGGTCTTTTTCAAAGCGGCAAGAATTTCGGCGCGGGCGTCTTCCCGCCCGGCACGCAGGCCCGCCTTATATTCTGGGGTGTCTTTATAGTCTTTCATTCTTCCCTTACCCGGCGAGACTCTCCCGCCGTCATGCTCACACTCTAAGCGCGCGGCGCGGCGGTGGTCTAACTATTTTGGTCACAGTTTGGTAACGATAAAGGGCACCCGGCTAGGGGCGCCCTATCTGCCGCCAAACTACGCCAATGGCGGGCAACCACCCCCAAAAAATGAGGGAAGCGCCCGCCTAAGCGTCAAACTGCGTCAATTTTCCGATTTCCCCAGGGATCATTCTTAACCGAAAAATTTGTTTGATTGACTTTTATCTGAGTGACTACAGACCCTCTTTCGCCCTGTGGCTAATCGCGTCCGATAGCAGCGGGTAGTGGAGATTTTCCAGCGTTTTGCGGAAAGCCGTCCAAGCGTCGTTGCGCTTAGGCTCCACGCCTGCCGCGTAGGTGTAGCAATAAGCCTCAGCCACCCTGTCGAAAAAGTCTGACGGCTCCAGGTTTTCTTCCTGGGCCATCTGGTGTAGCCGTACCCAGTTGCTATGTTTCACGGCCTCAGCCCACTCGGACGTTTTCTGGTCTTCCTCCGAGAGTATTGCCTCTGGCGTGAATATGTCTTTCAGTAGTTCCCACATCTTTTATACCCTGTTTCCTCTCCAACTAGCGCCGACAACATAGAAGATCATGTAGAGCAGCAGGTAGGTGCTGATCCCGGCGATTATTACTACGTAGCCCGCGAACTTCAGCAACAGTTTGCCTAGTTCTTTAGCCGGGTTGTCTTCAGGCGCGATTTCTGTTTTATCTTTCAGCCCTTGAATTACTTTGTCATACCTCATCATGACCCCCCCCCCTTTTTTTCGTACCCTAATGAGTCAAGTTGGCTATCAACATGGCGGCCTTCACAGCAGTCCAACATTCCGTATTTCATCATGTAGGCAGCCCAATCGACATCGTCTTCCGTGCCGACCTCCTCCTCATCAATGATCCTTTCAATAATGTTCCACAGATAGTCGTAATCGTTGCCTTCGATAATCCCTACCGGGTATGCGATTTCATAGGGCTCGCCGTGGATATTGGTTGCCGTAATCGCCTCTTTAGTTTCGTGGTTCCATCTCATTTCTTTTCCCTTTCTATTTCCATGTCCAACACGGTGCCGATCTCAGCAGAGCGAAAGCCATCGCGTAACAAGTCAATGGCCCAATCCCGCATTTCATCAGTCACCGTTTTCTTTTCGGCTAACACGGTGAGCAATTCATCCAACTGCCAAATCGCGTCATCTCGAAAGATAACCCCACCGCCCGAAACCGCCCACCAAAACTCATGTTTCGCGTGGTCATCACTACCGCTATAAACACTCACACGGGCGTTCACAATACGGTCACTCATTTCTGCGTTACTCATTCGCCGTCCTCCCTTTCCATTTTGATTATTTCCGCCACAATTATTTGCGCCTTTTTCACTGACCAAATAGCGTCATTCACCATTTGGTCCTCTGCCGCCGTCGGCCCGATCCCTAGAGCATAAAGATCGAGAGTGTTTCGGGCGCGAAACAATAATTTGCGCGCTTGTGCTAGTTCGTTACTCATTTTGTTTCCTTTCTAATGTCAATCACTAACAGGTTGTAGTCGTGAGCTCCGTGGAAATCGCCGAGCATATCGCCGCGCCATTTCAGCTCAGCCAGCTCAGCCGTTCGAGCGTCCACCGTGTACGAGCCATCGTGCCGGTCAGGGCACTTCCAGCACTCATATGTGTAGTCAATACGCCAGATTGTCATTAGTAATCCCTCCCCATTGACTTCAACAGGCCGCGATATTTCAGCAGCACATTACCCGCGTGAACAAGCGCGTTACTTGTTTCCTGATACGAAAGCCCTTCCAGGGCTAGCATTATGGATTGGTAGCAATAACAGTCCCGTTCAGGGCCACCCATGCCGGGAGTAAACTCCCAATCTGCCGGTGTCCAACCAAAGCCAAACTGCAAGTGATCGGCAATAGCGAAAGCGCTCATCATTGCGGAACCCCAAGGATCACCCTCATCCCAGCCTCCGCCATAAATAACCTCCCGCAACACGGGGTTAGTTTTCGTGGTGTATCTCATTACTGACTCACCGCCTTCACCTTTTCTTTGCGCTCCCAACAGGTGAAACGAAATCCTTCCCGCGAGTGCCAAACAAAATTGTAAACAATTTCGAACGCTTCGCGCACCTGCGCTCCTATTTCGGTATAGGTCTCCAACACTAAATCGTTTAGCGAACCGCCCGCCATTTCAGCGGCTAGGTCTCCATCCTTTGTGTAATCGCCCAACACCATTACGCGATCACCGGCCCAACGGCCCGAAATCTGGGTTAGTGGCATATCACCGCCACCCCGATACGGTGAGGTCATTACCAGAATATAAAGCGCGTCAGACAACGACCCAAATAGCGGGAATTCGCGGTCACCTTGGTGTTCCCATTGCTTTGAGCCCAAACCAATAGAGTGCGGGGTCACGTATTCTTTTTTGTCAAAATTGACCAGAGAGTGGTACTGACCCATTACTTACTCACCGCCTTCACCGGCTCATTCTTATACGGGGCAGCGCCAGCGTTGATCAGCGCCTTATAGGTGGTCAGCAGGGGCAGAAAATAGTCAATGTCATCTATGCCGCCATAACCACTTTCCCACCAGTCTCCGAGGTGATCGGTAAGCCAGTCAGCCTCGGCCTGCGTCAGCGTCAGCGTAATGCGCTGCGCCTTTTTTTCATCTTCTAATTTCATTTCTTTCCTTCCAGTGCCGCGTCCAGCGCGGATAACTAGGAAACTACGCCCGCCCCAGCAGCGTGTCAAGGATTGGCGGGTCTCTGTAACCAAATCGTTATCAAAAGAAAATTATTCGAACAAATGTTCTGCAAACCCGCAAACTGCGTCAATTTTGGCAATCCTTGAGGAAAGATTCTTAACCGAATAATTGACCGAATCTAACCGAGTGGCTTGTTGCCCCGAGCCGCGTTACAAGATCGGTGAGCCGGAGCCAAAACAGAATACCGATCACCCGGCACAACATGGTCAGCCTGCCAAGGATCATCCCGCCGAGCACCCTCACCACAAAGCCAACAAATCGTCGCGCTCTCCCTGACCTCTTTGGCGCGCTTGCGGTAATCGCCACTGTATTGACCCGTCAGCCTTTTCCTCTCGGCCTTCTTGAAATCCGCGTACCTATTCACCGCAGCACCATGCTCTTCGCAACGAGAACCGTTACGAGACAACTTCCCGCAGTCAATACAAGGTTGCTTGAACTTGTGACCGGCCATGTTGACAACTTTTCCACAAACTCCGTCAATTTTTGCGATTCCCCAGAAAAAGTTTTGAACCGAAAAATTTACCGAACGCGGCAAGTCCTTGCGCTCTTATTTTTGTGGGCTTTCCAGAATCGAACTGGAAGAAACAAAACGAAACGAAACAGAGGAAACCAAAATTTCCGCAAACCTGCAAGCCCTCGCGGGAGAACACCCCCCCGGTCTTTTATATCTTTAGTTATATAAATGCAAGAAACGCAAAACATGAAACCACGGCAGCAACCGTGACCAAACCAAAGTTACGATTGGAAAACCTTAGAAACTTCTTCATAATAGTTCCTGATTCCGGCTGCAATGTCGTCTTGTGAGTCGTTGCTGTATCGTGCATGAAAGTCAGTCACATTATCAACGGTTGCAATTTGTTGCACATACTCTTTTGCTATCACTAGCAGTTGTTCGTTCTTCGACATAACGCGCCTCCTAGTAGCGTTTGATCTCTCCCTGATAGTAAACACCCTTTTGCAGTTCAAAGCAAGTAATTGCTGGTTCCGAGTCTTCGCCCGAGTTCCGGCGGAACCAATCAGAGCCGTTATCCATGGTGCTTGCCTGAATCCACCACCTCGACCCCCCTGACGGCGCTTGACCGAGTTCTTGAACTCTTGTGTGGTGAAAATGTCCAGTCACAAGAATGTTCGCCGCCGCAAGGTACTGAGAGCCAAAGGTTGATTTCTTCCAGTGATCTGGTATCGCATCGGGTCGGCGAACCTGGTGTCCGTGAACACAGCCAATGACGTGATTGCCGTCTCCGAACGTGTCCAAGGCAAACCCCTCGTCCTCGGGTTGCGGAATCAAATAAGTAACGTCAAGCCCAAGCTCCGATGTAATCCGTCGAAGCTGCTGAAGGATGACAATGCCCCAGTCGTCCACCCCTGGCCTGCCGACAGTTTGTTTGTTGTGGCGGAACTGGCAATGATTTGAAGCAACACTGCCATAAGTCACCGGGGCGTATTTTGCGCACATCTTGATTAGATCAAACATCAACGACGTTGCGACATCCACGCTTTGCATAGGGGACAAGTCGTTCGTCGCCAGCTGGTGTTGATCGGCAGCGTTACTGACCGACTCGATGATGTCCCCGCCGTCAATAATGATTACTTTCTCGTAACCACCTTTTTTGATTGCTTCCTCGATGCGCGCATACGACTGAAAAACACGTTCGAGCAACTCTTGTGTTCCCCCGCGAGAGCCCGTCTTGCCGACCTGGAAGTCAGACGGAACAACGACAAAAGCTTTCCCCTTAGAAGTCCTCACCGCTTTTGGAGCTTTGGCTTTCTTTGCCTGAGCATAAAGAGTCGGTAAATCTACAGACGTTGCTTTCTTGGCGAACCGAAACCTGTAAGAAGTAAGCCACTCCCCATCCCAGCGTTGCCACTGTGACGTTCGAGGGGCGCCAATAATTTCGTACTCAGCCGAAGAATAACCTCGTTGCTCAAGGAACTCGTCAAAGTTCGGGGCGTCCTCTAACCCTTCTGTGGTTGCGGTGCCCTCACTGCCGTCAAACTCTACGCCTGGACGAAAATCTTTCGGTGCCTCAATCTTCTTTGCGGGCTCTAAGTTTTCAAGCACAAGAACACCTGCCCTTGCGGTGATTAGAAATCGCCTTCTCGCTAATGCTGAGCCCTCGGCTACGAAGCTCACTCTCCAAAGTTTTCACGGGCCAGCTCGCGTGATTGTTCATAGCTTTTGTCAAAATATCTTTATCGGCTTCGCTGAGCTCAGACGCAATAGTTCTAACCCTGCACGGAAAAACACGAACGGGTGGTTCTAGGTCTTCTAACATTGGCTTCCTTTCCGAAAGTCAAGCTAAACCATTACGTCAGCAATATCAGGTATAGACACGCTGAAGTCATCTATGGCTGTTACCCACATTATCGCGCCAGCATCCATTTTGTCATCATATATTTTGTAAGCCTCTAGCTTGCAAATGTTTGAATCGTCGGCCCAAACCCCCGCGCTGGTGCAACTGTCAGCCACAGCGCGAACAAGTTTGTCAATGTCGGGAGGCACGATAGGAAAAACTCTTTTATTGGAGGCAATGGTTTTGGGTCGAGACAAAACAAAAAGCACCCGAAACGAAACAGGGCCGGTCAGGGTTTCCCAACCGGCCTCTGCAACCGCCTCAAGTGCCGCTTCTGTCACCGTCTTGCGCCAAGCGGGAAGATATTTAGAAGCCTCTACCATGCGACCCCCGCCGACGTGTCGCTTGCTCCCCTGCGGCGACGGTCTGCCAAGCACTCTAATGCTTAGACTAGCCATCATCGCTCAAGCGTTTTAGAACGGCGCGTTCGCATCCGTCGGCATTGCCTCGCCAATTTTAGCGGAAGGCCACTGACCCATGACCGCTGCTTCATTCACCTTGTCACCGGCAGGGGTAATAACATCCGCCCGTACTTTTACGGCTGATCCTGTAGACCCATCACGCTTCTCAAAAGTGCTAGTTCCACTGATACGACCCTTTACCTTCACCTGCTTTACGCCGTCCAAAGCGGGGCGCTGATCCGTGGTGACATCATAAATAGTCTTGTCCACGGTCTCCCACTCGTCCTGGTGGTTCTTTTTCCGCACATCCACCGCAACTTTTAGCGCTATACCCCAGTGAAACTCTTTCACGTCATTTAGCCAACCAGTCAGCTCAATGAGAGCCTCGTTCCGTTCCATTTTTACCCCTCCGACTCAATATGTGTTTTTTCTACACAGTCATTATTACCACAAAGCCTGGTCCCGGGCAAGTAAGGAACCCCCATGTCGTTTACGGGTGTTATCTGATTTTCGTCAAAGTAGCCATGCCACGGCACACACTTCCCGAGGTTCGAGTGAACCGTTTTCATACGCTTAGCCCGACACGAAGCGCAAAAGATGGTGTTCTTACGAGCTGTTTGAGATTCCCAAACGTAACCGCAGCGACGACAGCGGAGAATCGGCATTGTTCAAGTAAACCAGTTTTCCGCCGAGTCCGCAGGATTCCAAAACAGAAACTTCTTGTGAGCCATAAGCAATCAACACAGAGGGCGATCCAGCCGTTCCGCCCAAAGTGCCATCTGGTTTATGAAACTTCAACCTGCCTTTTAGAAACAGAATCGCATCTGCTTTGTCCCACACCGAATCAAAAAACGCTTTTGTTTCAGTCCTCGCAAATATCAAAGAAATGCCCCCGCCGGGGTGATGGGCCAGCCTGTTCAACCACTTTGACATTGGGGGACCATAAGGCGGGTTGCACCACACCCTGCCTTCCCATTCTTGAGCAAGGCCGTCGTCCTCAATCGTAAAATGCTTCTTAGCGGTGTCCCAAGGCCGGTCAATGGACGCACACGGGTCTAAGTCAAACTCTCCCAATGACTTCAAAATGTGTGGAGGAGTAAGCCAAACATCCGTGCCAGACACGGTTTTTTCGTTTCCTAAATTAGCCATTATTTTTATCCTTACTAGTCATTTGCACCCAAACTCCCCAGGCCGACACTCCCAATGCTCACCCTGATCATGCAAAGACCGAACCCACTGACGCTTCCCCGGACCCTCAGCAGCAGGAGCAAAAGGCTTACCCCAATCATTCAAAGCCTCACGCTGCGGCAACAGATCGTTCTCCCAAGCGTCAGCGTTCAACCAACTAGCAGGATTCTTCGTGAACTCAGGTTTCCTATTCGGATCATCACGATACTTTTCAACGCCCTCCAAGATGACCGAAAGCGTAGCCCTCTTCAAGGCGCCCTCAAGCGCCTTCTCGGCTTTTCTCCTATCCGCCTTCTTCGGATAAAGATTCCAAAACTGATCAAAAACATCTTTCTTGTTTTTTAGTTCTTGTTCTATGGTTCTCGTTAGTGCGACATCCTTGTCCTCTCGTCGGACATTTTTGTCGCCTCGTCGGACATTTTTGTCGCCTCGAAGGACATTTTTGTCCTCTCGAAGGACATTTTTGTCGGGGGACATTTTTGTCCCCTCAGGATTATCCATGACCAAAGTGTAGATATTCGAGTGATAGCGACCACGGTTTTCTCTCTTGATTGCACCAACCTCTTGCAGCTCCGCCACGGCACGCTCCACGGTTTTTACAGACGCTCCCATGCGCTCTGCCAGCGTCTCTCTTGACGGAAAAGCTCTATGAGTGTTGTAATCCGCGTAGCGCGCCAAAACCGCGTACAACCGAAAAGCACTGTTAGAGATTTCAAGATCAATAACCCACTCGGGGACGAGAGCAAACTTGCGCTCAAGACTGATAGTTGAAGACAATTTTGACTACCCCCGTTTCCATTTACAGTCATCGAATCCGGTCACTTCCACGACACCTCCCGGTCTTTGATTACTTGACTTTGCGAAATGATTGGCAAGGGGTCTACAACCTCGCCATCAATGTGAAGCTCGAAGTGCAAGTGGGGTCCGGTGCTAATGCCCGTAGAGCCCACGGCACCGATGATTTGGCCTCGTGCGACAGTGGCTCCGACGCCCACGTCATCGGGAATTGAACCCGACTTCAGGTGAGCGTAAACAGTAACCCAGCGCTCCACCTCACCCTCGGTTATCGGCACAATATGTTCTATTTTTACCCAGTACCCATACCCCTGGTTTACCCCAGCCTGCGCCACCACACCGTTCAAGATTGCCATGACTGGCTCGCCTGCGCCGGGCACAAAGTCCACGCCTTGATGGTCGCTGCTACAAGCGGTACAAGGCGCAACCCTCCAACCGAAGTCACTACTTATTTCGGGATTATGCACAGGCAACACCGCCTGAGCATAGTTTAGATAGTTGGGCCGATCAATCTTTTGCTCATAACGACTTTGCACAACAACGGGTGCCGGAATCACCATTTGGACCACGGGCGCGCCTTCTATATCAAACACCCCGCGTTCGCCACTAACCGAACGCTCTCCCGCCGAGGACCCCGTACCCAAAGCAGCTTGCTTCCCGTCTGAGAAAAACAACATTGGCAAAAACATATAAACAAAAACAATCACATACGACACGACGAGCTTTCTCTCACTTAGCGCTTTTAGCATTGCCGACACCCTCTTTCCATTCCCAATAAGCGTTCGCATTTTTGCGATGCCTTATGTGCTTTGCAAACTGGCGAGGGTGGTCAAAAGACTCTTCCCTCAGTTCTCGAAGGTCAATGCCAAGCTCTTTGGCCCAACTGACCTCAGTAGTACCCTTCTTCGTCTTCATAAATTTCCTTCGTTCCGTTAGTTTTCAGAACGTACCAGAGTTGGGTCACTACGTCAAAGACCGGAAGGCTGTGGTCCTCCCAAGACCGAAGTTTGTGACCTGAGCTGCGAGCGGCCGCGCCCACCCAGGCAACCGATTCCATTTCACCGTTGTAAACGGCGCAGACAGCCATCAACCATTCGGGCTTGTCCAGCAACTTAGAGCCACCATGCCCGCGATTCCTGCGATGATGCACAACAAGATCGTTGCTCTCGCCACAGTGAAAACAATATGGGTCTCGTGCCAAAACCATCTTCCTAATCGAAGCTTTCATTAGTCCTCCCGTAATCGTCCTCAAACCGAACACTGTCCGCGGGGTCCACCAACCCGGCAGTAACAAAAAAAACTTCCATGTCCCCTACCATTGCAGACAAACGGTGCAACTGACCAATATCTATAAAAATCGAATCCCCGGGACCAATCAAAAACTGTGTTTCTTCAACGCTAAGTTCCCCGTTGCCAGATTCAACAAACCAAAAATGTGACTGACCTTCATGCAAGTGCAAAGAGGTGCGTTCGCCTTCGCGTAAAAGGAACTTACCCATTATGAAACGCTCGCCGACAAGCCACTCGTCTTCCAAGCCCCAGGGTTTTTCTACTGTCACCCGCCAGAACCCCAGCCGTCGCCGCGGAAAGACACTCCCCCCAGGGAGGGTTTTTTTACCATTTCGTTACCGCAGTCTTCGCAGCATATTTTTGCCTCAGCTTCAATTCCATGCTGAATTGAACGAGTCTGTTTACAGTCAGAGCAACCATAAACATAAAAAGGCATATCAGAGTTTCATTTCGGCTTGCATAATCTTAGACATTGTTGCATTAGCCATTATTTCACCTTCTAAAGCCTTCAACTTTGTTTTGACACGGTTTACTTTGGCTTTGCAAACATCTCGCGCCCAGCGAGCTTCGGCGGCCTCTAAGCGTGCCAAAGCATTACGATCAGCAACGGTGCCTTGAGCCTCGACAAACGCCTTGTGTTCAAGTAAGTCCAAATCGCGTTCCGCGTCAGCTAACTCAATTTCAGCCTCAAAGAGGGCTTCCACTCCCTGACGGGTCATCGCTGTTAGCTCCTGCAAGCCCTTCACTATTTCGGATGGCAACATTTATCGTTTGCATCCTTTCGAGAAGGGTTGCTCGCCAAAACTCCACGTTAGAGTCATTTTTTTTGACCGCTTCCAGATACGCCTGTAGAAGCTCCTGTGCGCTTGCCTTCATTACCTGAAAGTCTCTCTGCACGATTCCTCACCTGCTCTAGCGTTTTCTGATCCGCGCCTGCGGCCTGGGCTTCTGCCCATAACAAACGTAGCGCACTCACATCATCCAAAGCCTTCGCCTCGGCAATATAGTCACGGTTCCCCGCCGGAACTTTACGCATCTCCTCCCGGCTCGCCCTGTGTTTTGAGCCGTGCATACCGAGGTTGGCAAGGCACCGACCCACAGATGACGTTTCTGTTAGTTCCGCCGCAAACTGGCTTGAGCCCTTCTTTTCTGTCGCGTAACCGACAGCTTTTGGTAGCCCGGCTGCTTGATCTCCAACATTCAAATAAATGTAAGTTTTGAAAATCCACTCGGCGTCATCGGGTACAAGCTCCGTGATTATCCGACCATCTTCGTTCTGGGCATAAAACTTTGCAATCCTAACCTCCACCATGTCGTACTGATTTGGGTCCCATCTCATTACCGTTCTCCCTTCACTACAAGCCAAGGCTTTCCTTGGGCTCTTGATTGTCTTTGCGCGACGATAATTTTTTCACCGTTTCGCATGACAAAACCATACTTGGCTTTGCCCATCGAGTCCAACACTTTTGACTTAGTTTCGGTCAAAAGTTGTTCCGACTCAAGAGAGCCGCTATGCGCCCGCAAAAGTAACTCGCCAACATCCCCCAAATCAACCTGTTCGTCAGCTTCAATGTGGGGATTCAGGTACCTCACGGCCTCGTAAGTCGCCTTGCTGCCATCCCAATCTGGCTTCTGCACGTTCTGTAAATGATCCCAGAACCGAATTGCAGCCTCTATTTGCGCCTCAATTTGGAAATCGTCTCGATCTATCCAGCGCTCTTCATAGTTCCAACCAGCCACAGCGACGATGACCGAACGTTTCAAACCGAAAACCGCCATGTAATGCTGCACCTGTGCTACATAAGCAGGAGGCGCGTCGCCCCAAGTCCCGCGTGACGTTTTTACCTCGACAACAATCCACTCGTCATTCTTCGCGTCATAAGCTAAAGCGTCAGGGTTGGCGTGCAAAAAATCATAATCAGGGTGCCGATAAGTTCCAGCCCCATACACCTCGAACTCCGGGTGTTCTTCCGCCCACAAAGACAACACGGGCTTCTCAAAAGCTCGCCCAAACCGAATAGACCAAGAAGACAAAGGGGGGTCGGGAATCTGCCCAGTCCTCTTAGCCCACAAGGCAAAAGCCGACTCCCACGGGTTCAAACCCATAATCGTGCCTATCTCCGAACCGCCCACACCGTGACGCCTCATTTTGTGCCACTCCTCAGAACCAGCTTCGGCAGAACCGAGCCTCACCGCATTGTTGAAAGTTTCACCATCAAGAGTTTTGTAAATAACGTCATCATCCATAGAATTACCTTATGACTAACGGCGGACATATCAAAATGCTTTACTTCGAACTGCAAGACACAATGGACGCGCAAGAAGAAACACTTGGCTGCCAAGAGGCACCAGACATTTTTTTCCCGGAGGACTTCGCCAACAAACGGGTCAGAGAAGAAAGCGTTGCGCTTGCCAAATCTTTATGTGAAAAATGCCCCATCCAACTTGAGTGTCTCGCTTACGCGGTTCAAGCAAAAGAAGAATGGGGCATTTGGGGGGGTCAGACCACGAAAGAGCGTCAGCCGTCCTCGGGCTCCAGATTTAGGTGAACAGTCATGGTGGCGTCTAAAAGCGCCTCAGACAGCCTCCTAGCCTCTTTTATAGTCAAAACAAGCGTGCCGCCACCCTCGGTGTTAGAAACGTCAAACCACTTATCAGATTTGACAACAACCTCGTCACGATCTCTTTCTGCTTGAAACATTTTCACCCTCCTATGAGCAAACAATCTAAACGATTGCAGTAAAGCACAAACCGGGCTCAAAGTCCAACACCGGAAACGCAAAAACCCTCCCCCAGCGGATCAAGCTTTACGGGGGAGGGCTTCTGTTATTAGGAAGGAAAGGTCATTACTGACACGACTCACAATCTACCAGAGATTGCGGGTCCACGTTACAAACGACACCATCAACAACTTCATTCATTTTTATTCCTCCGCCTTTTTGTCGTATTGCAAAACAGATGTCAAAAGAGACATGACACCAGCCAGAGCTGAAACACTCAAGAGATTTATTATATCTACCTCTAGTACCCCGACAACTCCGGCGGCAGTCAAAGTTGCAATGGCGGTTTGGCTCGAAGTTTTGATAGCCCTCTCACCCGCGTAGGACCAATAACGCATCCACTTACCCATCACTGTTCTCCTCCTTATAGGCACGATCTTCCCAAACGGAACCGA